TCAACGTGGCCTCTACCATAATTCATTCCATCAATACGATTAAATCTTAATGCAATGTAAGGTAATGTTTCTTTTGTATATTCTTTTTTGTATAGGATAAATCCTTTTACTTCTTGGTGTACTATATATTTATTTCCATGTTTCTTAACGCATGTAAATAAATCACAAGTTTTATCTTCTTGTGTGTTGTCATATAATCTTAATTGTTTAACAACTTTGTCAGGAAGTGAAGAAGCAGAAACTCCTTCTTTAATAATAATTTTTAATACATCACCCTGTGGGTCTCTTTTAACAACATAATTTTCTAATCTATATGTTCTTAATCCTGTATCAGTAATTTGTAAAAGTACATTACCAGATACAATTAAATGTTTTAATGCTTCGTATACTGCAACTCTATCATTTTGAGTTTCAATATTATCCATTACAGATTTTTCTATTTTAGCTAAACCTTGTTCTATAAGTTTCTTTTCAGCAGGGTCGCCTTGAATTTTTTTGTAAACTAAATCATCAACATCAATTCTAAAGAATGGTGCTTGTGGTGGAAATAAAGCTAACATCAATTTAGATGCTAAATTTAAAACACCTCTACTTCCTATACTTTGATATGGAGTTGAGTATTGTGTATTTTCGTTAGAACCTTTTTCAGGATATAGATATGGTATAGTTAAAGTAGCACTTTCTCTTGCTCTCTCTAAATAACTTTCTCTATCTTGTTCTAGTTTTTGGTACTGACCTTCAATAGAACTAATACTTTTATTATTGATGGTGTTATCACTTAAAGTGTAACTTTCCGACTTCATTTATTATGCTGTAGGGAAATTAGTACCACTACCACTTGAAGCTAAAGGTATTCTTAATGAACCTCTACCAACTCTTTTTCTTGCATAATTTGATGCTGAAGTTGTACTCGCTGAACTATTACTTGCTTCTGTAGGTGCTTTTTGTTTTGTCGTTGCACTTGTCACCACTGGTGGTGGAGCAGGAATAGGTTCTGGAGCAGGTGGTGGACTAGGTCTTGAAAATGAACACATGTCTAGTTTTCCTCTTGTTGTTTGTTTTCTTTGATTAAATGATTTACGACTGACCTTTGACCTGCTTTGAACCAAACTTGTTTTTCATTGTCTTCAATGTTTGGACATTTGTCAGGAAAGATTGCGTCTAGGTATTTAATGACTTCTTCATTAATTCTTGGCTTTTTTGTCATTAGATACTCCTAAAGTGGGACTTAATTGCTCGTTTCTTTTTGATATGATTTCTCCTGCTATTGCTGAATACCCACACGCATCAACAAAATCGTCAGAATTAAAGCTACCCCCCTGACTTCTTGCTATCTTTAGCAATGTCATCATATTTGCTACATCTTCAGGTAAGATAACTATATTGAGTTTAGTCTTATTCTGTAGGAAGCCAGTCCATAATCTAGCAATGTTTTCATGGTTTATTACCTTATCTCCATGCTTATCTTCTCTATCTTTACTAACTAGCTTTTTTGCTTGGTCTAGAATTTTTGTGCATTCCATGTGTTCTCCATAATATTATTTGTTTAGTTTTATAATTGTATTCACCATCTCTTAATATTCTTGCTAGTCTGCCTTGATGGTAAGCATCAGCAACGTCATAACCATTTCTATGATATTCTGAACAGACAGCTTCCCAAAGTTCATCAATAGTTTTTCTATCTAAAAGAACTCTCGCTGATTTGACTGCACCACAACCTTTTAGGCCTGAATATCCATCGCTACTATCACCACATAAAACTTGCATACAGAAATTGTAATCAGCTTTTTGTTCATCAATATATTCGATGCTGTCATCTATAATAAAACAATGCCATGTAGGTATTGTTCTCATATCTTTATCACCAGAAACAATTACACAATTATTTTTGTATTTACCTGTTGCTAGTAATCCAAGAACATCATCACCTTCTAGTGCTGTAAAAGTTTCACACTTATGTGTTTCTTCAATCCATTTTCTTAATGGTGCATAACAGACAGGTTTTCTAATTCCTTTTCTGTGAGACTTATATGTACTGTCTATTGATTTTCTAAAATTTACTTTATCTGAAAATGCTACAATAACATCTTTGGAACTTGTCTTTTCTAAATAGTGAGCAATAGATTGTTTCCATAATTGTTTACCTTTTGCTAAATCAGAATGTAAAGTCCATACATCATTACCCCAATCAATAGGTTCTTCTAAACTAGAAGTAATCTTATAGGCAAGTAGGTCTCCATCAACCAACATAACTTTAGCTTTATTGTTATGAAAGTCATTCATATTTGTCATAGTTTTTTTGGCTTCAAAGGATTTAGCTTTATTTTTACTAATCACTTCAAAGTGTTCCTCATTCATCTCGGTCATAATTTAATCTCCTGTAGTTTGAGTATGTTTGATTTTGGTATTACTGTTGAGTTACCACCCTCATTTATTGTTCCATCATCATTGAAGTTAATGTCGCCAATAAAAACGAATGTGTTTTTGTTTGTCGATAACAACCAACCCATTGTTATACAAACTGCTGTCTTTGATTTTTTAAGTTGAGGAATTGTTTCCCAATTTGGACTACTGATTATGTCACTCCACCACACCTTATAAAATTTGTATGGAAAATCATTCTTATCAATATCTGGTAAGATAATTTTAGTTTTAAGTAGTTTCTTCATATTATTAAATTGAGTAAATCTTCTTTGGGAATGATGTGACCTTTAGAAGTCCAATTATCTCCACCATTTTTAATTGGGTAGGACTTCATTAATTTCTTTAAAATTTTAGTAGGAATAAGAACCCAGACTTGGTCTTTTCGTTTTTCTACCCATAGACAAATGGCATAGTTTTTGGATTTAGTATTAAGAATACCTGAAGGTTTTCCACGACTTTCTATTTCAATAAAGACATTACCTGTCTTCTGACAAAGTCTATCTGTCTTACATTCTAGCTTACCTTCTACTGCTTCTTGAAATTCGTTTTCATATTGTTGTCCGAACTTTAAATCCAAGTCAAAATGAGGCTTTGCTTTAGTGTGTGTCACTCCAATTCTGGCCTACTTTTATTTCACCATCTAACTGACATCTGAAATTAAAGTGGTCTCTAGTCTTATTAAAAAGACCTTTAGATATTTCTTTGAATGTTTCTATTTTATCTTTATCAACAATAAACTGCATCTCATCGTGAACATGCAATACCATTGCGTAATCTCTACCAAATTTAAAACCTTCTTTTGATAAGTCTTCATTTAAAATGATAGTTCCTTTTTTTACTAATAATGCACCTGCTGACTGGATTAATAAATTTAAAAGTGAGAACTCGGCTCTACCAATTAATTTTCTACCATCAAGTCCTTTGATGTAACCAAGTCTTCTATGTTTACTTATAACTGCGTCTTTTAATAATTTTAGTGCAGGAAGTTTTTTCTCAAAAGTTTCCCTTATTCTTTTGGCTTCGCCAAGATTGACTTCAAGGATTTCAGAGAGCCTCTGATTTCCTGACCCAAATATGTAAGCATAAATAAAAGTTTTAGCTTTATTACGTGTGGATAGTCCGAGAATTTTTTGATTTTGGGAATGTATATCATCTTCAAGTAAGACTTTAGAAAAATCCCCATTGTCATATACACCGAGATAGTGAGCCAACACACGCAACTCCAAACCAGAAAAATCAATACCACAAAAAACCATATCGGAAGGAGAATGAAATAAAGACCTAAATTCTCTACCATATTCTTTACCTGTAGCCACACACTGTGCCAAGTTTGGTGCGAAGTGAGTACACCTGCCAGTGTTCGCACCATTTGTAATAATCTGTCCATGAATTTTTCCTTTTTTTGTTAATTTTAAATATGCTTGTTCACCTTCACTTAATTGTGAAAGTCTTTTTTGTACCATTAGGTATTCAGAAATTAATTTAGCTTCAGGATAAGTAAGTGAGTTTAATATTTTTTCATTAACTTCTGCTTTACCTGTAGCTGTAAAATCTTTTGGTTTCCAACCTAGACCTTTTAGTCTGTATGCTATTTGGTCTCTAGAATTTGGATTGAATACTTCTGTTTTAAATTGTTCAACAGGAACTCCTGCTCTAATACCTTTTTTCTTATTATCCTTTTTATAAGTTTTAAAACCTACAGATTTATTTATTGGTGAAAAGACTAGAGAAAGTTTTTCTTCTAACTCTAGTCTTCTCTTTATCAGGATAGATAAAAGGTCTTCAGCAAGACTCTCATTAAATGGTACTCCATGAATAATTTGTTTATTAATCCAAACAGCAAAGTCGTGTTCTAACTTAATTGCATCTGGTGAATATTTAGTTTCTACAATTTCTAAAAATAACTTATGTGTTACTTCAACATCAAGTTCACAGTAATCCTGCATCTCTTGTGTCCAAATATCAAAAGTATTATTTTCTTTGAAATCACCTTTACGTAATCCAACTCTATAACCATAACTTTCTAATGAATGTTTACCTATTAGTTTTGGTGGGACTTCTTTAAGTTTAAAATCTAGTTCTTGTCTATTAGTCCATATTAATCTTGAACATAACAAAGTATCAAAAACAGCTCCTCTGTAGTCATAGTTGAATACTTTCTTAATTGCAGGAATATCAAACCCTGTAATATTGTGGCCTATCAATAAAGTAGCTTTCTTTAGTAACTCTAGAGCATCTTCAAGGTTGTCAGGATTATATGAATAAATAATATTCGTATCTATATCCTTAAAAACAACGCAATGAATTTTATCTAATTTATCTAGGAAACCATTGGTCTCCACATCTATTATTAGTTTCATTATTGTATTAGGTGGACTGTAATTCTCTTGGTGCTTGGAAGTATGTTTGAAACATTATCCAATGCTTTTTTTATAACTAGTTGTGCCTCAACATCACCACACATAATTACTGGGTGAACATTGTCGTATTTGATTGCATTATAAATTGCAGTCATAATTGTTTTACATGTTTGAAATATTAGTTGCTGATTATCTGTATCTAGTTCTACGTAATCAGCTTTATCTACAAGGTAACTTAAAATGAATTTAGTAAGTAATGCCTCATTCATCAAAGTTGCCTTCTACAAGTCTTCCTGTTTCTTTGTTATAAATTAATTGTGTTGCAACTCCTGTGTCACCAGAAAATCTATTCTTTAATATTCTACAAGTTAAAACATTTGCTTGTGTTTCTGATTGTTGGTTTCTTTCAAATCCAATAACTGCATCTGATAATTGACCTAATGATGCTGAACCTCTTAAATGAGATAATGAAGTATGTGTACCTTCTTCATGTCCTTTACCTTCTGGTCTTTTTAAATGTGAAACAACAAACATTGCAATATTTAATTCTTCAACAAGTTGTCGTAGTTGCGTCATCGTATTGTCGATTAAACGTCTCTCATCACCTTCTGCTAGGCCTGATATAACTATTGAGATGTGGTCTAGGAAAATAACTTTGCAGTCTAATCCTTTAACCATATATCTAATTTTATTTAATAAATCGTCAGAAGAAGCTGAACCCCAATGGTCGTAAAAACAAATATAATCTTTTATTTTATTCCACTCTTTTAAAATTTCTTCTTCAGGAATACTTTTCTTAACTTCAGGTATGTGTATTAATTTATTTAAACCAACAGAGACAATACCTCTTACACTTCTCTTAACACTTTCTTCTAAAGCAATGTAACCAACTCTATGTTTGTTCTTAACAAGGTTATAAGCAATTTCTCTACATACTTGTGATTTACCTGTACCTGAACCTGCACATAATAAATT